AGAAAAGAATATTGATTGGATTAAAGAGTGTGCATCAGACCCACTTGCTAATGTGCATTGGGAAGATGCATCAAGTCCATATCAGTTTATTTCTGCTTGTAAGGAGCTTGTTAAGGCTATTGAAGTAGGTGAAACATATGTTACTGGACTTCCTTTGTCAGTTGATGCTTCAAGCTCTGGTTATCAGATATATTCTTGCTTACTGCGTTCAGAAAAAGATGCAAAATTAACTAATCTTTATAATGACCCAGACCAAGAAAAAGCTAATGATATCTATTCAGATGTAGCAAGGTATGTGACCATTGATTGTCAAAAATACATGAAGATGGATATTGATGCAGAAATAGAAGAGTACAAAAAAGAGACAGCTGATGAAGATGAAATCAAGAAGATGCGAAAGAAACTTCTTCAGTTTAAAGAAAGTGCTTATCTTTGGTTAAAGTATGGTGAAGAATTATCACCAAAACGTAAACCAGAAATACTTCGTGAGTTTGTAAAAAGACAAGTAATGACCTTTGGATATTCAAGTAATCTATTTGGTTTTGCTAAACAAATTCGCAAAGATATTATGTCTAAGCTTAATAAGAAGTCTAAAGAATTTGAACTTTATGGACACAACTCTGGTGAAAAGTTTGAGCATCCATTCATAGACAAAGACACTGCAAGACAATCTGCATGGTTTATGGCAACGATGATTTTCAACAATATTCCTAAAGTTGTTAAATCAGCATCTAAAGTCATGGACTTCTTAAGAGATGTCACACAAGTTTTGGGTAGTGAAAATGTAACTCTACGATATCAAACACCTACCGGATTTATTGTAAATAATAAGTACAATGAGTTTGAGACACCTACAGTGAAGATTAAAATTTGGGATGCTGAAATAGGTAGAGAAAGAAATTACAGACATAATGTCCAAGAGAAGATTACTGATGTAGTAAGGACTAGAAAGTCTATGAATACTGTAGCTCCAAATATAGTTCATTCATTGGATGCTTCTATACTTATTAGAGCTGGAGTATTAGCCAAAGAAAATGGAATGACACACATGATGACTGTCCATGACAGTTTTGCGTGTCTACCAAGTGACATGGAACTTATGGGTTCATGTATTAAATTTGCAATGGTTACGATATTTAAAGATAAAAATATCTTACAAGATATCATAGACCAAAATGCACCAAGAATTAAAGATAAAGACAGCCTTCCAGAAGTTCCAGAATTTGGAGATGAGGATGGCAATATCTTTAATATAGATGACATTATGGAAAGCTATTTTTCTTTCGCATAAATAGTCATCATTAGTACCTAAGCACGTAAGTAAACTGCTTCTTGTTCCTAACGGAGAAATCATAAATGCAAATGTATTTAGATGCTCTCTTTGACTTTTATCGTGAGAAGTCAGAGGAGAGAGAACTGCGTCTTGATGAAGTCGCAGAATTAGAAAGTCATGGCTTAAGCTTAGACAAATTTAAATCTCACGAAGAAATAGAAGAGGTACTATATGGCAGAAAGACCAATCTTTCAAACACCTAATGCGGAAGCAAAATATCCGTACATTTTTGAACCAGATAAAGCATTTGGTTCAGAAAAATATAAAACTAGCCTAATCATCAACGAAAAGGATGCAAAACCTTTAGTAGAAAAGATTAAAGAGACTTGGGTTAAGGAAAATGGCAAGGACAGCTTAGGTCAAGCTAAGATGCCTTGGAAAACTCTAGATGATGGTAGTTACATCTTTAATATGAGTACAAAATTGCCACCAAAAGTATTTGATACTTCTGGCAATCTTATTAAAGAAAATCTTCATCTAAGGTCTGGTTCTACCTTACAAGTAAGAGGTACAATCGGAACTTACTCAGCTGGTGGGTCAAAAGGATGCAGTCTGTACATGAACAATGTATTGGTTGTAAATCCGGTGACTGCCAGTGAAGCGGAAAGTCCATTTGCTAAAGATAGCGAAGGCTTTGTCTATGAGAAAGCTGACGACGACGTTTCAAATGGTAGTGTAGAAAATGCCAAAGGCGATTTCTAACAACTATCGTTCTGGCTTAGAAAAACAAGTAGCGAATTATCTCACATCATTAAGTGTACCGGTAGTCTACGAAACGGACATAATACCATATGTCATACCAGAAAAAGAATGTAGTTACTCACCGGACTTTAAGTTATGGGATAATTCCTATTTGGAAGTAAAAGGGTGGTTACGACCTTCTGACAGAGTAAAAATGTTAAATGTCAAAAGGTGTAATCCTGACATAGTGATTAAGTTCGCTTTTCAAAATCCAGAAACAAAAATAGCTAGAGGTTCTAAGACCTCATATGGGAGCTGGGCAACCAAACATGGTTTTCAATGGGCTTGGGCAAATAACCTACCGATTGAATGGCTCGTTAATCCAAAAAATCTAATTACGGAGAATGATATTGAGAAGACAAAGTAAAATGGCTAAAATACTACACCACTTAGAAGCTGGTAAAACTATAACACCATTAGAAGCTTTAGGCTTGTATGGAAGTTTTCGTTTAAGTGCTGTTGTTTATAGCCTTAAAAAAAGAGGTTATGATATTTACACAAACCTCAAGAAAGACATGAATGGTTCAGTTTACGCAGAATACTCACTTGTGCGTGGCAAAGACACTGACCAACTGAATTTCCAATTCTAATTTAAGAGTTGGGAAGCTTCCTGAGTAACGAAGCATGATAATAACGGCTCACTAACAATCAAACTAAGACATAGATACGAAGATATCATCGTGGCAAGGCTATGACTACGCACAAGACCTGATGTGCGTCTTAAAAAAGGGAAGGGAATTTATGGCAAAAGAAAATCAACATCTACCTTGTCCGTGCAATCAATCGTCTGATGCATTTAGCTATGACAAAAACGGATGGTGGAAATGTTTTAGTTGTGGAGAAAACTTCCATGAAGACAATCTTGAAGAAGGAATTATTAAGCAGAAAGTATCGCCAAAGAATAAAACCAAGCAAAAAGGTTTACTCAAAGGAAATGCGGAAGCGATTAAAAGCAGAGGACTTACAGAGTTTAGCTGTAAGAAATTCCAATACCTAACCGGACAAGACGAAAATGGTAAGTGGTGTCAGATAGCAACCTATTGTGATGACCTTGGAAATCCAGTAGCACAAAAGATTAGATATCCTGATAAGAAGTTTGTATGGAAAGGTAACCCATCTGGTGCAAAGCTGTTTGGCCAAAACTTATGGGAAGCCGGAAAAAGAATTATAATTGCTGAAGGCGAAATAGATGCCATCACAATTAGTCAAACATATGGTAGCCATCGTTGGGCTGTAGTCAGTCTGAAAGATGGAGCAACGTCGGCAATAAACGACATAAAAGCAAATTACGAATTTTTAATTAAATTTGATGAAATTATTCTGTTCTTTGACAATGACCAAAGTGGAAGAGAAGCATCACGAAAGTGTGCTGAATTACTTCCGGTAGGTCGTGTCAAAATAGCCAACATGACAGCATTCAAAGATGCATCAGAAGCCTTAATGGAAAAAACAGCTGGTGCAATATCTACTGCAATATTTGAAGCTAAGAGTTGGCGACCAGATGGAATAAGGACATCAGCCGACCTCAGAGAAGCATTAAGTTTAGATGTAAGTGATGTCGCATCTATTGAGTATCCATGGAGAGGGCTAACAAAGAAGACCGGTGGAGGTCTACAATTGGGTACTTTGGTAATGATATGCTCAGGTACTGGGGTCGGCAAAACCACACTCATTTCACAGTTAGCATTACATCTACATAAGTTGGGTGAAAGTGTTGGAATGCTTTGTTTGGAAGAACACAACACAGTTACACTGAAACGTCTACTTGGCATCCATTCAGAAACAGCATCAGACAAATTTGATGCAAAGTATAATGTGGATGAAAAGTATAAAATATTTGATGAAGTTTTTAGTGACCATCCAATGTATTTTTATGACCATTTTGGAAGCATAGATGTTGAAACAATATCTTCCAGAATAAGATTTATGGTCAAAGCTTTGGGTGTAAGATGGATTTTCCTAGACCACCTATCAATAATGGTAAGTGGTATTCAAGCTGGTCATGGTGATGGTGAACGAAAACTCGTTGACGTAGCACTAACACATCTAAGAACTTTAGTTGCTGAACTTAATTGTGGTTTAGTTTGTGTATCTCATTTGAGAAGACCAGATGGCAACTTAGGACATGAAGGAGGTGCAAGAGTAAGTCTAAATCAGCTCCGTTCATCACATTCAATCGCACAACTATCAGACCAAGTAATAGGAATAAACGTACCAAAAGAAGACCCTGATAGTGATTACAGAGAGCTTGTTTTACTAAAGAACCGCTTCACCGGAGAAACCGGAGACTGTGGGATGATTAAGTATGACAGAGAAAAAGGTATTTTAGAGGAGTTGGAGACACTTTAATGAGATTAGCATTTGATTTAGAAACAGATGGTTTAATCAATGAGCTTACAAAAATACATATTATTGCAGTCCGAAATATTGATACCGACGACGCATACACCTACCGCTTTGATGAATTAGACGAAGCATTTAATCACCTTGATAAAGCTACAACTTTACTTGGACATAACATTATTGATTTTGATTTGCCGGCAATAAAGAAAGTCAGAGGTTGGCAACCAAAGTGTAAACTGATTGACACTCTTTTAATGTCTAGAATGTTATTTCCTAATATTGGTGATAAAGATTTCATCAAGCGACCAAAAGATATGCCACAAAGATTATATGGCAGTCACTCACTAAAAGCATGGGGATTTCGGCTATCAGAATTCAAAGGTGAGTTTTCAGGTGATTGGTCAACTTGGACACAAGAGATGCACGACTACGCAACTCAAGATGTCATAGTGACACAAAAATTAATTAAGCTTATTGAACAAGAAGAACCATCAGAAGAAGCTACAAACCTCAGCCATGACTTAGCACTTGTGTGTAGAGATATAAGCAACAATGGTTGGGCATTTAATTTAGAAAAAGCCTATAAGCTATTAGCTGAACTTACAGAAAAAAGAGAAAACATTCGTAATGAGTTAGATACTCTTTTTGAAGATTGGTATGAGTTCATAGAGACACGTACACCAAAAGTAAATGGTCGTGGGCGAACCAAAGGCATACCTTTTTCAGCAGTTAAACTAAAGACGTTTAATCCTAGTTCACGTCAACACATAGCTTTAAACTTACAGAAAAAATATAATTGGAAACCAAAAGTTTTAACACCTAGTGGTTCACCAAAAATAGATGAAGCAGTATTAAGCACATTGCCTTATCCAGAAGCACAAAAGATGGCTGAGTATTTCTTAATTGAAAAAAGATTAGCCATGCTAAGTGTCGGAAGCCAATCATGGCTGAAGCACGAAAAAGATGGAATGATACATCATAATATTATTGTTAATTCTTGTGTTACAGCAAGAGCAAGCCATAGAAATCCAAACCTTGGACAAGTACCAGCTGTAAGAGCTGAGTATGGTGAACAGATGAGAGATATGTTTACTGTCAAAAGTGGATTTGTACTAGTTGGTAGTGATTTAAAATCATTAGAACTAAGATGCCTTGCACATTACT